TAAAAATAAAATTTTATTATTTTTAAAAGAACAGACAGGCTTATCAACCAAAGAAATACGAATTGGTATTAAACCATTCAAAGAAATTTATTTCATTGAAAAAATGGACTACCTTGATGATTAAAGTTTATCAAACAATAATTGATGTTAAGCATGGCAATTGTATACAAGCTGTGATTGCCAGTCTTTTTGAATTACCATTGGAAAAAGTACCACACTTTCTTGAATTGGGAGAGAATTGGTTTGGAGTATTTTATAAATTTATTCGTGAGCAAGGATATGATTTTGATGGTACACTTTACAACTATAATCGGTGGCGTATAATTAATAAAAGGGAAGGAGTACCAACAGCAAAGGGACTTAGAAACAGACTGCACAAAATAAAAAAAATGGAAGGAGTAAAAGGCTACTTTTTTGCAAGCGTATACTCACCAAAGTATTATAATTCAAAAGATAAGTCACCAGTGACACATGCAGTCATAATAGATAAAAATTTTAATATTGTACATGATGTTAATCCAGAGAATGATAAATTAATGTCTTATCCTGAGAGTAATAAATTAAAATACAATGGAATTCTGGACATTTATAAAGAGTGCCGTAAAACCCATCGGTCTTTAGCCGATGGGATGTAAGGCACAAATATAATCTATATTTTTTAAATAAACATATACATATTAATTATTATTTAATAAAACTTGTTTTTTAATTATATTGTATTTATCTTTGTCGAAGTTCTTTGAAGTATTGTTGGTTGGTGATTAATTGCTTTCACCATAAAACTTAAAGCAAAACGTAACACCAGAACCGTTACAATGTAATTTTAAATAATTACAACTAAATAATAATCTTAAATGATTATAACGCAGAACCTACCTTAATTGGATGTGTAAACTGCAAAATTAAACTTAAACTTAAATGTATGTGGGGCACATACTTAAATTCATGAAGAGCTGCCGACATTAGTTGGAGCATTGACTCATGAAGCCCGCAAGTCTTTAGCTTGTGGGTAGTTCACTATAAATACTCTTATTTAGAAATTGGAGTATTTATAATAAATAATAGAAAAAGAACTAAAACATACAGACAATGCCGAGAGCAATTCGTAAAAAACTAACATTTGATAAAGAAAGTGCAAATAAGTTATTTCAAGAAATCTATATTGAATCCTTTAATATTAAAGCTAAAATTACCCGTTTGTTCACAAAATGGGAACTTAAAGTAAAAGAAGGTGGTGAAATTCAGGCAATAGGCGATTCAATTATCAAACTTATTGCTGCAGAAGCTAAAAACCAAGATCAAAAAATTATGCTTCTTAAATTTTTAAAAGAAGTTGCATTTGATAACGATGTAAAAGCAGGCAATAGTGTTGGTGGAGTTAATAACAACACAACCAAATTATCTTCTGAAGAATCTAGTGATATATCATCAGAAAGAAGAATGGAATTATTAAATATGGTTTCAGAACATTTTGAAAAGAAAGAAAGAGAAAAAAATAATTAATTGTTATTTTATTTAAATAATATAATTTATCAATGAGTTTAAGTGATGATAAAAGAAATATTTTTACGACCATAGGTTCTTATACTTCGGTAATTCAAGCATCAGATATACCCGATCTTACTAACTTATTTCCTTCAATTAATAACAAAAATGATATTGTACCATTATTGCTCGACATATTAAAAGTTATTGTTGGATCAGATGCTTTGCAAGAGTTAACTGGTGAATTATTTACTAAATTTATTGACAAAATCGAACCAGATTTAAAAAAGGCATTGAAAAATCAAGTAACACAATATAATTCAAATGATAATCTCCCCACTTATTTTCAACCTGCGGGTACTGGTGTAAGAGTAAAATTAAAAAGTATTGATATTTCAGGAAAATTTAAAACAAGTCCAACTTCTGAGGGAGGTAAATTAATTTATGATAATGTAAAACCTAATTTTGATAGTTCAGTATATGATACAATAAGAAATGGTAATGCAGATTTTGGCGTTTTGAATATGACTCATGATACTGTAACTGATGAATTGGTATTTAAAGCAAAAACTACAGCAGAGACACCAAATATTGGTGCATGGTTAAATAAACATATTGACAATCTTACAATTATTGACAAAAAGGAGTTTACTACAAATGTTATGAACATGATATATGGTACAATTTCAAAACTTCAAAATAGAACAGTTAATGAAATACATGAAGAATTGGTGGTAAATCAATTAATTCAACAATTAATTAGTAATAATGATGATAGTTTTGAAATTTCGCCAGAAGATAATGCAGCATTGCTTTTACGTGCAGAAGAAATGGCAAATGGTATTGTTAATTACGATATGGGATGTGGTGTCATGGCATCAAGTTTACCGATGAGTGGTTTAACAAATTTAATTGGAAATGTATCTGGCACAACAGGACAAGCTACTGATCCAAATTATGTTGGTAATCAAATAAACAATACGATTAATCAAAGTACAAGTAATCCAGACGTTACAAATGCTAATAAAGAAACAATTAAAGATGGATTTTTTCAAAAATTAATTAATTTAATTACATTGATGTTATCAAAAGCACTGACAACCAATCCTCAAATACGTGCAATATTAGCAATTGTAAGCGCATTTCAAAATCAAGGAACGGCAAAAATCGCACAAGCCAAAGATGATTTAAAAAATTTTAAAACATTAATAAAATGTAATGTAATGGCATTAATTAAATTGATTGTTGAATTTATATATCCTTTTGTTATTAAATATTTAATTAAATTACTCAAGCCATTGATTGCTAAAATTATAAAAGAAAAAATAAAACAACATTCAGACCTTATTAAAAGTTTAACACCCGCAATTGCAAAAGTAACTAAAGTAGCAGCCACAATACAAACATGATAATATATCAAATTTTAAATAAATAACATACAATGGATTATGGAGATATAAATTCGGTTATAGGAGGATTCACCAAGATATTAAGTTTATCAAGCGTGGGCGGTCCGCCTATTGTGCCAACACCCTTAATTCTTGTTGGTGTACCTCTGCGTTCAGGATTATCACCAATTAAAATGGCAAGTAATATCATTGCTGGTAAAAGCAAAGCAGGATTACCTGTTGGAGTTTTACCCTCTGGTGCTATTTCTCCAGACGAAATTATGGAGAGAATTAGAATGGAAGAAATTGTGAGGGCATTTCAACAAGATGCGGTAATTACAGTAGCAATACCACCCGGAATTACACTATCGGCTGCAGGTATTTCACCAACAGGACCTGTTACTGTATTTGGTTCAACAATAAGATTTGTAAGTGGTTATGGAGTAATACAGTAATGGAAAAAATTTAAAAATTAATTATGAAAAATCTAACCGAATATACACCAATTGAATTAAATAAAATGCTTATTGATGTAAAAGCTGCTCATGAAGCATTAAAAAAGGAACTTGTCAATTATACCTATGAACTTGATGAACTCCAAAAGAAAATTAATGAAAAAATTATATCATTGGATGAAGCGGAAAAAATTTATGTTACGTTAATTGAAGAAATAAGCAAAAGATAATGGCATACGATAGACCCATAATACAAACAAGTGACCCTTTTAAGAAAGTAGGGGGTTATAATCATACCAGAACGATTTATTATGGTGAGGTGATATCTATTGACGACCCGACAGATGGTGGCAGAATTCAAGTTAAAATACCCGATTTAGACAATAGAACTGGAAATGCTGATTTACCTTATTGTTATCCTATGTTACCAAAATTCTTTCATTTACTTCCACAAGTTGGTGAAATGGTTAGAGTTTTTATTGAAGACATAAAATTTCCAGAAAGAAGCAGATTTTGGATGGGTAGTGTTATATCACAACCACATAAAATAGGTTTTGATACAATTTACACTGCACTTTCAACTACAAATATGGGAATGACAATACCAGACCCAGCACCATCAAGTCTTCCAGACGCAATTGGAGTATATCCTTTTTCAACAGATGTTGCAATTGTAGGTAAATGTAATACTGACGTTATTTTAAGAACAAATGAAGTTCATATTAGAGCAGGTAAACATATAGCAGATAATGTTCTTAAATTAAATACAATAAATCCTGCAAGCGTTAATCTTGTTTTTGAACCAAAAAATTTACTAGAACAATCAAGTGATTATTATAGTAGTACTGTTGTGTTAAGTGATAAAATTGCACTTATTTCACATACTGGTAAGCCACAATTTAAAGCAGCAGAATTAACAGCTACAGACAGAGCAAGAATATTTTCCGAAGGTCATCCTATTGCAAGGGGTGATGTATTAGTAGCAGCATTAAATATTCTTAGAAATGCAATTATTAATCATATTCATGGCTATGCAAAATTACCAGCAGATAAAAATACTCTCATAAAAGATTTAGAAAATATTAATTTTGAAAATATTTTACAAAAAAACATTGTGGTTAATTAATATTTAATTACTTTTGTTCTTTATTAACATAAATGGTTATTTTTAATGAACCTAATACCACCTGAATTATTTACCGCATTTAATAATGTGACATTTTATGACGAACCGCATAAATATTTTATTGATGGTAAAGAATTAATTTCAGTAACTACATTAATTGGTAGATATCACGAAAAATTCGATGAAAAATTCTGGTCAGAAATTAAAGGAACACAACACAAAATCAGTCCTGTTGAAATAGTAAGAGCATGGAAATTTATTAATAGAAAAGGTACTATCAGAGGTTCAGCAATTCATGATTATGCCGAAAATCTCTTTCTAAATAAAAAATTTGAATATCCTGAACAATTAATTTTAAGTGAATTTGGTTACGACCCCGTAAAATATACTTATGATATTTCTAAAAAACATGTTGATAACTTCTATAATAAAGTACAAGGTAGATTAATACCAATTAAAACCGAAATGGTTGTTTGCGATAAAGACTTCCTAATTGGTGGTATGCTTGATATTCTATTTTGGAACGTAAAAGCACAAGAATTTCAAATCTGGGATCATAAAACTAACAAAGAATTTACTTTCGAATGTAAAGAAAGACATTTACTTGATGAATTATGCATGCTTGAAGAATGTGATATTGAAATATATTCATTACAATTAGAAATGTATAAACAAATAATTGAAAAGAATGTACCAATTAAACTTGGTAAATCATATCTCGTTTGGTATTCACATAATAACGATAATTATAAGATAATTGAAACATTAGATAGAACATATCACGTTAAAACAATTTTAAATAAAAGACTATTGGAAATATCTGCATGAAAATTTCAGAAAATTCATGCAGATACAATAGTTTAAATGTTGGCTACTATGAACAAATATGATTATGAGTAACTAAGGTGCTAACTGTTATAATAAATAAATTTCAAACTTCCACAATCATATATTTTTAAATAGCCCCGTTCAGACATAATTTGAGATTCGGTTTTTGATTTTTCATATCCCTCTTTAACGAGAACATCTTTTCGAAAATTAAAACGATAATGTTTTTTAATTTCTCCGGGTAAAAAATAAAAATAATTTGGCTTAGTATCACCAATAAAATTAAAACCTAAATTTTTATACAAATTACCATTTGAAAATCGTCTATCTGCAAACGTTAATATTGAGTTAGAATTGTATGTTTTAATAAAGTAATTCAATAATTTACTCGCACCGCCATGTATTTTATAATTCATTTTATTACAAAATCTCAGCATTTCGTATTCACCTTCAATACTGACTTTATTTCCCATTGCAAGTCTTTTTTTACCAAAGACCATAAGTGATATCAATTCATCGTTATAAAATAAACCTAACTTCACACTACTTCCAACATTACCTTGTAAATGATTTTCATTAAGAAAATCTGAGCATAATTTATTATCGACCTTTTTAACGATACATTTTCTACCATGAATCGTATTTTCCAATATATTTAATTTACTTTTAATAATACTTTTTACAATTTCTTGTTTATCAATCCATTCATCTTCAAAAATATGTAATAATTGGATTTCTTGTTTTTCACACAATTCAGTTTTATTAAGGTGATAATTTTTATTTTTAAACTTATTACTATGCCAAAACAGACCATCAATTTCAATACCTAATTTACTGTCGGGTAAATAAATATCAATTTCTTTACCTTTTAATATTTTTCTATTTTTTGATTCATATTTAATATTTATTGAAATTAAAAATTTTTCCACTGATTTTTGTATTTCGGAAAAAGATTTATTTTTATTACAATTGGTGCAAATAGTTGTGTTATTAGCTAATCTTGATGTTAATAAATTTGAATTAATTTCAAAGTTTTTATTACAAATTTTACACAATAAATGAACTTTATCATTATAATCATGCTTAATATATTCAAGTATTTTATTATCAATTCTATTTAGCATCCTTTTTATATTAAACTCAATACCATTTTCAATGTCTTTTTTTCTTTTATTAATTACATTTTTAATCTTCATTGGATTATTAACCCCATAATTTATTATTAACGTATTAATTTGTTTATTTTTAATTTCATCAGTCTTCATGGGACTATCAACTCCATATTTAAGAATTGAAGAATTCTTCTTATTTGCTTTTACTACATCGGCTTGATTAGGACTTTGACAATTATATTTTATTAAAGAAGTTCTGATGATTTTTTCTTTATGTTCTTTTGATTTATTTAGACAAGAAATTGAACAACATTTATTATAACCACTTTTTAATGTTCCATTAAATTTTACATAGTTATTACAATTAGGACATCTGGGAACATCATTTAAATTATTTAAAAATAGAAATATTTTTTCAAGAAATATAATATCTGTTCTGGTTGAATTATTATTTATTAATGAATATAGTTGAGGATTATTAAGACTTAACCATTTTTCATTGCTTTTGTATCCTGATATATTATCAGTTAAAAAATATTTATTAAAATCTTCCATAAAATACTTCTGTAAGATGATGTAAAAATACTAAATAATTTTTTAATTTCCTAATTATATAATAATTAAATAAAAAAGCCACAATTAAGTGGCTTTTTTAAAATTTTTTTGTAATACGTAACCGCTTGATTATTAATTACATATTTAGAATGCAACGCCACGGCTGGATCGTGAGTTGAATGGTTGTTAACGCATCTTCTTCGTAACTGTTTTCACCAAAGTCAATACCTGTTACCATGCACTGCTCTAATGTCCATTTTTCAACTTCAACACCCGTTGGGTCAACTGCTTTTAAAAGAATATTCTTCTTATAACCTGCTGCGTAACCCATTCGCCCCGTAAGTGATTCTGCGTGTAAGCGAACCCATTCCATAAGTTGTTGTGACGTGGACGGTCCGATTGGGTCAAGGAATGTCAATTGCATTTCTTCCCAATTATATCTACCAGCCACATAGTTACGTTCGTTCATAAAATCGATTGTAACACTATTGATCTTCATTGAAGGTCTTTTGAATTTCTGGATTTTCCATATTTCAATACCTAATTCGTCTGCAAATTCTGCAAAAAATCTGTTTACTCTCTTAGGCTCGTAAGTGAACGGAATCCCTCTTATCATTTCTGCCATATTTCTGTTTATTTAAATTATAATACTTATTTTAATAATAAATACTTTAATGTTTGAAAACAATTTATATAAAATTTAATTTTTACTTTGGCATTTGACCTGTTCTGTGAAAATATCTAAGTTCATTATTACTTAAACTTGCCAAAGTTCTCTCTTTTGGTGGTTCAGAAGCTAATGCTTTTAAATCTTCTAATATTGAATTATTTACCATTTCAGCAATTACTTTTGCACCCTTTTCTTCCTGTTCTGGAGTAAGTGTATACATTGGTTCTGGTTCTAACTCTGGTGAAACTGGTACTACCTGAATTGTTTGAAACTCTTCGATTTTTGTTTTAATTTCTTCAAGTTTTTCTTTTAATTCATCGCCCTTAATTAATTCAGTCTGTTTTTCGGGTTCTTCTTCAGGAATCATTTCAATTTCTGTTTGTTTATCTGTCCTTTCACTTGGAGTTCCAAAGAAATAATCTTCTTTAAATTCAAAATTTATTTCTTTAGGTACTACTACTTCGTCCTTAACCAATTCAACTTCTTTTTTTTGCTCTGGCATTTCAATAAGTTCTTCTTCACCTGAAATTTCAACAAATTCTTCAGGTTCTTCTTCAACAAATAATTTAGTTTCGAATACTTCTGGGTCGATTGCTTTAGCTTCTGTTACTTCTTCAACCTGTTCTTCAATTTTTTCTTCTACGGGTTTCTTAACTATTGGTTTAGAATACACCTTTTTTTTAGTTTTATTATTACTCATTTTTATAAAAAATTATAATATTATTTTTCATAAATACTCACTTTTAAAAAAAAGACCCACATTACTGTGAGTCTCTTTTATTTTAAATTATTTTATTATGCGCCAACGTCTATATATTTAATATTTCCACAATCATAAATTCTTGGAATTTTTCTTTGTGACATAATTTCATGTTCGGTTTTAGTTGCATCAAAACCCTCTTTAACAAGAACATCTTTTCTGAAAAGAAATCTATGTTTTCTTTTTTTTCCTACGACATACCAATAGTTTGGTATTGTATTGTATTCAAATTTAAATTTTAATTGTTTATATAAATTACCGTTTGAGTATCTTCTATTTGCAAAACTTATGACTTTAAGTGGTTTATATTTTAATTTAAAAAACGAATATAATCTGGATGCCCCACCCATTACTTGAGTATTTAATTTATTACAAAAGCGTAACATTTCATATTCATTTTCCGTTTTAATTTTATTACCAAGTACGTTTCTTAACTTTCCAAATGTCATTATTGAAACAAGTTCATCATTATAATATAATCCAATTTTAATTGATGCATTTACGTTACCTTGAATATGATTATTAATTAAAAATTCAGAGGATATTTTGGGGGTAAGTTCTTTAATAATACATTTTCTTGCAAATATTTTATTTTCAATAATACCCAATTTGCTTTTTATTATAGATTCAATAATATTATATTTTTCAAGCAATTCATCTTCAAAAAAATGTAAAAGCTGAATGTTTTTTTCTATACATTTTTTTGTTTTAATTAAATGATAATCATTATTAAGATAATATTCAGAGTGCCAATGCAAACCGTCTATTTCAATTGCTATATTATGATCTGGTATGTAAATATCCAATTCACCATTAATTATTTTTCTGTCATTTGGAATATAATTAATGTTATTATTTTTTAAAAAATTACATATTTTTAATTCAAACGTAGTTCTCGGTGAGCCAATTGGTTGTAATATTGTTGATAATTCAACTTCATGATTTAATCTATTAACCAACAATTTTCTATTATTTTCAAATATGTGCCCATCAGGATGAGAAACTTTAATGTTTTCACCATTAAATTCTAATATTGAATATCCCTTTTCAACAAATCTTTGCATTAATATTTTTTGTCTTTTTTCTTCTAATTTACGTAAATTATTTTTTATAATTTCAGAACCTCTTTCTTTATATGTTTCTCTTGAATTAGCAGTTGCCTTTAATCTAATTGAATTTACTTGAAATGTATTTTCAACTCCATATTTTTTTTCTACAGCTTCTTTTGAATTATAAAGTCTTTTTTTTATATTTTCTGGTTTAGTTTGCCATTTTTTTCTACAAATTTCTGAGCAAAAATTTCTTTTATATTTTATTCTTTCTGAAAATAAATTTCCACATTCAAGACAATATCTATTTTCTCGTGAAACCCTTTTTTTGTTTAAACCCGAACATTCGTATGAACAAAATTTTTTATTTATTTTCTTTTTTGATTTAAACATTTTTTGACAATATTCGCAATGTTTTTCAACATAATATTTTTCATCGTTCTTTGTTCTATATGAAGATTTACAGATATCGGAACAAAATAATTTTTCTCTTCCCCTTTTTACATTAAAAATATTTTTACAATTTTTACAAATTAAATTAACCATTGTTGCCATACATCATGAAATTTATATTTACTTTACTAATTCAGTTGTGCAAATATAAATACTTTAAATGAATAAAAAAAGTCATTAAAAATAAATTTAATGACTTTTTAATTTATAAATATGAATTATGCGCCAACGTCAGCGAATGATGCACCAGAAGGCGAAATTGTAAAGGTAATTCCAATAAATTCAAGAGAACGTGTTGGTTTCAAGAATAACTCACCGTACAATTCATTTCTGTCGTTTGTTTCAGTTGTGTTATTAAAAGCATCCATTTTGATTCTGAAGTCATTTAAACCTCTTTCTCTCTTGATTGTATCAAGTACTGGAGTTGCTTTTGTTATGAACTGGTCAATTGTTACCTGATCATCCTGTTCAAATACAAGTCTGATTGCAATGTTAGCAATAAGAACTTTGATCTGAAGAAGTAATCTACGAACATTGATTCTGTCAAGAGCACTTCCTTTAACCTGCAATGTTTTCTGTCCGAAAATTGCTGTACCTGCATCTGCAAAGTCAGCCATTGGATTAATTCTGCCAGCATATAAAGTATTACGAGCTTCTTCTGATAACTTAAACATTGATTTTCTTGCATCAGTTACACCACGATTCAAACCAGCAGGTGCAAACCAAGGGAATGCAACATTGTCAGTGAATGCCATTGCTTTAACTACTTCACCTGTAGGTGGAATATAAACGTTGACATTGTTCTGTGTATCTCTTATTTGAATCCAAGGGAAATATGTACATGAATAACTACTGTCAATATCTGCTGCATCAAGTAAATCAACAACATCACTTGCAAATTGAACATCTTGTTTTGATTGACCAACTGCCTGTGGATTTCCAACAAGGGGAGCATCAATTACATATAATGTATCGGTTCTTTGCTGTTCAATCATTTCAATTGTATCCTGAACCAAAACTGTATTATCTGACCAGTTAATAGCTGGAGTTGCAAACAAGTTAATTGTTACTTCTTCAGGATTTGAATATGTTTGAATTGCAGTTTCCCATGCTTGGAAGTCATTCAAAGGAACAACACCTTGTGCGACTCCATCATATATACCACCTTGACGATAAAAATCACCATAAGTGTGGCTTATACCATTATTGAATCCGTTATTAACATCCCAACCATCAAAACCACCAGCAGGTACAAGAGTGAATTTTCTTGTGTTAATATCAAAATATGGATTTGTTTGATCAATAACATTATCTACTGTCTGGAATTGACCAGCACCAACTTCGAACTGACCAATATTCTCAATACCTTGTGTATATGTACCAGTTGCACCTGAATCCATATGAAAACCTTTAGTTTTTGTAAAACCAGAAATTATATTACTTGCATCGTCTCTCCAATTAACAAAATTGAAAAAGTTTTGATTTATACCAGTTCCAATTGAATTACTTGTACTGTATGCATTTTCTGATATGCCTAAAAATACTTTTCTAATTTTATCGCCTTGTGCATACGCTGTTTTATAAACGATTTTTGGAGTAACACCTTTAATTGCAGAACCAGTAATACCAGTATTATAATTATTTAATTCATAACCTTCAAAACCTGCAGGAAATAAGTCTGGAGAAATATCCTTTGCAAGTTCAATCATAATGTAATTGCTCTTAATATCATATTCACCATCAGTAGTACCAATTAATTGTGCAATATAGTTTGTCTGACCTTTAATTAAACCAACTCTTAAATAATTTTCCAACATTACTGGATTTGCGTCTGTATCATAGAATGCACGAACATAAACGTCAAATTCAAGAGAAATTGGATTAATGTTTTCAATGCTAATTTTAATTTCCTGATTAGCTGCATCACCGTCAGAAATGCTGACAAATTTAAATAATCTGTCAACTTCACTACCTTTTAATTGTGATACCACCCAAGGAGTTTCAGGAGTTTGAAAAATTGATTTATAATTGGTAAAAACACCAGTTGTTGCTGCAATTAATGTTGTATTAATACCGTATCCAAACCCTTCAGAATCTATCCATCTGATTAAATCAGGATATGTTGCCTGAACCCAAATTTTTGTATTTTTATCTTTTGCACTTTGACCAATCACGTTTGGTAAGAAACTACTTGCATCAGGATTTAATGATGCTGTATATGTTTGTGTGCCACCAGTATTTACAGCTCTTATTTTAAATTGTCCAAACATATCTCCAATGCCACTATTTGTGGTATTTGCAGAAACATCTAAAGTGAGGGTTGTTGCATCAAATACTGTTGTAGGTGGTAAATTACTATGTGGATATACATTTCCTCTACTTCTAACAACTGCAAGTACCATACCTTCATATTCTGTGTATGATGTACCTGTTATTGGAGTTACCACTTTAGTAACTTTACCACCAATAACACTACCACCACTAATTGTAATACCAGTTACAGTAAAAGTATTTGATACACCACGAAATGTATTGTTTGTTAAATTTTTAGTAAATCCAGTGAATACTGTGTCAGTCTGACCAGTTACATTAATTGCAACGCCCCTATAAAAACTTCCACTAAATGTCTCACCACCTGTTACTGATGAACCAGTTAATGTCTTTTCTGTTGAGGGATCAATACCTGCACTTAACGTAATTGCCCATGCTGTACCAGCATCATATCCACTAAGTCCCAATACTCTTGTTACATACAATTGATTGGTTTCCAATAAATATGAATTAGCCACATAAGGTAATTGATATCGTAGAATACCGTTTGATAGTTTTTCGGTGCTTTGAACTCCGAATCTATTTGAAAATTGAGTAGCATCTTGAACAAATACTGGTTCAAAAGCAGGTCCTTTTACTGTTTCACCAACTAAACCTAATGTAGTTATACCCACGTTACGTGTTACAAAAGTCAAATCACGTTCTTTAAATTTATACCCGGGAGAGGTAAATACAAATTCTGCCATGTTTATTAATTATTAATCTTTTTATTATTATTTTATTTTATAAATTCTATCTTACTTTTCAAATAAATACTAAAAAAGAAAGCAAAAGGTATTTAAGATTAATTATTATCTTGTTGCTGTTCTTGCTCATAAAATCAAATCTTTAACTTTTTTCATCTTTTTGGGTAATATTTTCAAAAATTTTGATTTTTTTATATGAAATTTCCTGAAAAATTCATATAATTTTTTTTCATTTTTTTTGAAAATAATTTCAGTAGACATAAGAAATTCTTAGTGTTAGTATTTATTTGAAAGAAAATTATATGAATAAATCACAACGTATCTCTATTGACCCCAATACACCATCTACAGATAATCATATAATTATTAAACTTGATCAGGAAATTGATACACTTGAATTTCTTTCCATGACACTTGGTGTTAATGATGTATATCAGAATTTCAATGCAGATTATGGCGTATTAATAGGTCGAGTTACTGCAAATGACGGTATTGGTATAGAAAACGCAAAAATAAGTATTTTTATTCCGTTAAGTGATACTGATGCAAATATTGGTGAAATTGCAAGCATATATCCCTATGTAAATCCAACAGATAAAAATAATGATGGTAAAAGATATAATTTATTACCACGTGTTGCACAAATCGAACAAACAACAGGTGAATATAAACCAAAACAACCGTTTGGTTCATTTCCAATCAAACCCGAACTTGTAACCAATTTAGAATTTCTTGATGTTTATAAAAAATATTATAAATATACCGCATTAACAAATTCTGCTGGTGATTATATGATATTTGGAGCACCAATAGGGACACAAACAGTTCATTTAAGCGTTGATATTACCGACATTGGTAAATATAGTATGAATCCTGCTGCTATGGTTAGAAACTTAGGATATTCACCAAATTTATTCACCGACAATGGCAGTAAAATTAAACCAAGCACTGATCTGGGTGATTTGCCAAATATTGAAACACAAGAAATTAGTGTTGATATTGCACCATTTTGGGGTGATATCGCTAATTTTACTATCGGTATTACTCGTCAGGATTTTAGAATTCGTGCAACATTGGTAAATACCTTTACTATTTTTGGTAGTTCATTCACCGATGGTAGTGATGCAATGTGGGGCGATAACATTGACACTGGAGGAAAAAGTCTTGATGAATTATTTCGTGCAAGAGATGACGCAAATACCACCGTTGGAATTTTTTCAAAACGTATTGGAATTATAAGTGAAGAAATTTATTATTATCCACCAAATATTACTGACATAGATATTGAGAATGGAAATGTTAAAGATGACGGAAGCGATATGTTAGTATTAGATAAAACCCAATATTCATCGTATAAAAGGGATGGTGATTTTGCACTTTTAATATCCTGTAATAGAAATAAAATTATTACTGATGAACAAGGCAATGAAGTACCTGTAGACTATAACTCCACAAATGGCATTTTTACTGAATTTAGAGGATTTGTAATATTTGAAATTAAGAGCGATGATATTCCAATGAATTTTACTGGTAATATTGGAGCTAATACTACATTAGTGCCATTTAGAATGAAATTAAAATTTCCCCAATATGCTGATAAGGGTAAAAGTTTTGGAGTAGGTGCAGTTACCGGTCCTGTTGAATTAAACACATCAGAGACTAAGACTTGGAGAAAAGAACATTTTAAATTTCAGGCAAATAAATTTTACAGTGTGTCAAGATTTCACCCAACAGTGTTTCATAGTTTAAAAGATAGTGAAAATAATGATAATGTTAAATTTTTCGATAGAGATGGAGTAAATACACCATATGGTGAAGACCCATTTTATAATTCAGGTATTATTGTTACCGATGATTATCAAGATTATGTGAATTCTAGTGCACAATTTCCAACCAATACTCATGTAAAGGATAATTTATCTGCTTTTGGTTCAAACTGGATGAATTTAAGTATATATTTTCCGCAAATTGGCTATTTGAATAGAGGTTTCTCTTCTGTTTATTATGTTAGATCAACAGAATTGTTTCAATATCAATATGCAAGTGGTGCTCATGGCGGTACTGATAATCATAACAATAGATTTTATTATCAAAATAATGCACAAGTAATTGCAGCAGGCGAACTCAATACGATTTGGATGGCTCGTTCTGATATACATTGGACTGATTTTATTGAAGTACCAATTCTTGATATTAAAAAAATGTCAAATTTAACAACCAAAGGATTTACTAATGAAAATATAACTAGTGGTCTTACATCAAACAAATATCGTAATGGAACATATATTCCTGATGGCTGGTCAGCACCATGTCCATTTGCATATGATGGAAGTAGTATACATTCATCGGGCAGAATAAATGGTGACCCCACAAAAGGAGAAGACCTTAAAACTTATTTTTATAGCGGATTTGATACTTCTGATTGTATTGAATATTTATTTGAATTAGGATTAGTAACGTAAAAATATTCATAAGTTTTTAGTTTGTGAAACGTATCCACTTTCAAATAGATTGCAAAAATCATAAAAAATTTTCAAGGTATTTATAATAAAGAATTAAATAGTGAAGATTTTACTTAATAGTCTGAAAAATGTACATTCGGTCAATGTTGATAATTATGAAAAAATCGAATTAACACGAAAAGTAAGTG